ATCGTATTAGTGGTCAAGCTCGTTGGCGTTATGGTGATAATGATTGGGATAGTTTAGGACAACAATATCAAGTTCCTTATAGTTCTTGGGAAACTGCTGTTGCTAATTATCCGATTATTTCGGAAGAAGTTCCGAGTAATTGGACAGCCCCGGGAGATTTTCCAGATTATATTCGAGAATATTCTAGTCCAGATACTACACCAGAGCGTAAAGAAGAGATTGTTAGAGAAGTAGAACATGCCTTTCCCGAAGGTGTCCCTATTGTAGTTCCTATACGAGAGACTGCGCCAGGAGAACCACTTGAAATTGATGATAAAGAATATGAAGAAGTACCCTACCAATGGAATGATCCTTTACCAGAAAAATTACCAGAACCAGGTACAGATCCAGGAACAGATCCAGAACCGGGAACAGATCCAGGAACAGATCCAGAACCGGGAACAGATCCAGGAACAGATCCAGAACCGGGTACAGATCCAGGAACAGATCCAACCAATCCAGGTGGTCCAGGTGATGGAGATGGAACAGATCCAACTAATCCAGGTAATCCTAGCAATCCAGGAACGCCAGGTAATCCAATGCCAATTGCCTTAGCTTTAGCGTTATTAGATTTGTTAGTAGCTATAATTATGTATATTGGCAGAATGTTAGAGTTTATTTTGACCATACCTTTAATTCCAGAGATACCTATTAATAATTCTGCATTTCAATGGTTTAAGTCAGCAAAAATTATGGGTGTTACTATTTATCCAATAGTTATGTCTATGGGTACGATAGGATTGTCTTTCTTAGTTTTTAAAGCGATAAGGAAGGTGATGCCATAATGCTAGATATGTTTGATAATGCTATTGAAACTTTAATTGCTTTATTTGAAAAGATAGTTTTATTAATTAATAATATTATTATTACTATTTCCGAAACTGCAGATCGTATTGATTCTATAAAATTTGAAGAAACTGGAGTTTTTAATTATTTAGGATATGCTCATAATGCTATGGGAGATCCATTATATAGTTTGTTTACAACAGTTTGTTTGATTAGTTTAGGAGTTACGATGTGGACGTATTTATTAAAAGGTATTGGTTATATAAAAAATCTCTTGCCGTGGTGAGACTCTATCGGCAAGTAAAATTATAAAAGTGAGGTGTAAGGAGTGGAACCAACTACTCCGAAAGATATGTTTGATTCTCTAACTAGTTCAGCTATTACTACTGAAGCTACGTCATGGGCAGGTAATTTCGATGGATTATTACTTGTAGTTGTTGGTGTAGGTATTGGATTCGCATGTGTGCGTTTCGTTAAAGGTTTATTTTTCTAAAAAAGACAGTTACATAAGCAACTGTCTCACTCACACTGTATTAAGAGTAGAGATCCCCGCAAAAGTCTCTACTCTTTTTCCTTATAAAGGAGATTAAAACATGTATGATTTAGATATTTTAACACAACTTCAAATGTTAACAAATCGTTTAGAGTTGATTATATATATATTGATTTTTAATACAAGCCTATTCCTTTATTTTGTTATGAGGAGTGGTAAAAAGTGATTCCAGATGAATTAGAAGTAGATCCACAAGTACAAGTTGATCCTCAAACTGATACTAGAGAGATTGTTGTTCAAGAAGTAGATCCAGATTATATAAAAAATAATTTTATAACTGATAAAGATGTATTAATGCTATTTGTAGCAATAATTTTTATGGTTAGTATTGCCTGGTTGATTGGTAGACTTATAAACTTTATACCCGATTTTATGGTGAGTTTAGTACGAAAAGTAAGAAATAAATCAATTATTTATAGTAATGAACATTTAAATAATCCAGATTTAGATCCTAATTTAGATAAGTCTGATTTAGGATTAAAAAATTTATTGGATAGGTGGATAAAATGATATATGAAACTATTTTAAGTTCTGATTATTTGCTTACTTTTCTTGGTCTTACGTTTATAGCGATTATTATTGTTGCTGTTGTGGAATTTTCCTATAGAACTGAACAGATTGGAGAAGATGAAGAATGAATATTATAGTCATTAATGATGAAGGTGTAGAAGTTTTTAAGACGTTTAGAGAAGTGCAAAGACATACAAGTTTTGAGAAAAGTGAATTCGCTAAAATTGGAAATGATTATGTATTAAATGTTACTGGAGAGTCTTATGAGATATCAAAAGATATTAAGTTATTGGAACGTGTTGCTGCACAAAAAGTATTTGGTAAAAAGGCTATGGATTCTACTGCTATATTTTCATTTGTAACTATGATTTTGGCGTTATTGGTTTATATGAAATTATGATAAATCCATTTGCTTTTATTATCGTAATTCTTGTTGCCTATGTAGTGTATTTGGTTATGGAATGCGTTGACTCTTATAAAGAAAGAAGGAACGGTCATGATTGATGAACAAAAAGTAGATGATATATTTAGTAATTTTATTCGTTCTGGAAATAGTTCTGAAGATATTAAGCAAATATATGAAACACTTCCTTACCTTGATGCGGATCAGCAGAGAGTTTTAACGCTTGTTAATACTCTTGCTGTTAAATATAATTCTCCTGTTCTCCAAGAATTGTCTGATAGCGTCCATAAGTATGCTAGAAACAATCGTAGGACTGGTTTTAGATTTACACGTCTAATTGAGTCTTATAGCCTTTATAAGCACTTTAAAGGCTATAAAATGAACGGAAGTATTAATGATGAAGGTGTTAAATAATGCCTACACTTGGAATATTCGGTCCTCAAGGTTCTGGAAAAAGTTTTTTTGCTATGTTACTCGCTCGATCTCTACAACTACAAGACAAAAATTTAATGATCTATACAAACATGAATGTAACTGGAGACAATATACAGATAATAAACGATCTAGGTCTAGTACCATTTGCAGATAATAAAAACAAAGTATTAATTATTGATGAAGCTTATTTCACATTAGATAGTCGTAACTCTAGTTCGAAAAATAATAGAATATGGTCAAAAGCCTATGCCTTATTTAGAAAGTCTGATTTTGTTTTAACTATATTTATTACTCATAGACCTAGAATGATAGATGTTAACTTAAGAGAACAAATGCAATATTATTTAATGTGTAGAAAAAATAGTCAACATTTCGATTATTTATTATTAGATGCTATGTCTTTATTACAAGTACCTATTATGATTCCTAAACATGATTCTTTATTTAATTTTGCAAATTACGATACAAAAGATTTCCCTTTACCAATTACAATACAATCTTTAGAAACACACCCATTATTCCAAATAGCAAAATAAATAAATATTATATACAAACTTTAAAATCGAGGTTAGGCTGGGCGAGACGACGGCCGTCGTCCGCCTAGGCGAACCATATAAAAAAAATATTATACTCTCACTAGAGTTTAATATTTTTTGTTGTTTATATAATTAAGTTATCAAAAAGATAACAAAATGCTATCATTTTAATAGAAGCTGTGATATAATTGAATTATCAAGTAAGGGGAGATGTTCAATTATGACAGTAGAAGCTATTATATTTGATGAAAATGGACAAGGTGTTATAAATATTTCTGGAGGTACTGTTAAATGGTAAAAGTACAAAAGAATTTTCGTATAGAAAAAGAATTAATAGGAACAGTATTTCCACTTATTTTAGATGGTTTACAAGCTAAAACTGATAAAGTTCATGGAGAACTTGGTATTCCATCTCGTCTTATAAAAGAAACAGATGTAGTTGAATTTATGATTAAAGAAACGTTTAAAAAATTGTATGAAGATGGTTTTATTGATCCAGAAGATCCAGATCTTCAGGAGGTTAAACTTTAATGGATGCTTATGAATTTATACAAAAGTTTTATTTAATGTCTGAAGGTGAACAAAAGAGTTTTTTGGCTTTTTTGTATGGTGCGTGTCAACATGATGAAATTAAACCTTTTGAAGTAATTAAAGAAGCATTTGAATATGCAGAACAAACTGCAGAGAAATTTAAAAGAAAATAGAACGTTGACTATTAAACTGTTTGACAAGTGCAGTTGGAAAAAAATTTTAACGTAGTGGTGCGTAGCAAAAATTATTTTGCAATTGGCGAAGCGTACACTTGCCAAAGACTTATATTATTAATAATTCTCCGAGTACCCTTTTATTCTTCCAAAACACATTGTTTTGGACACCTAGCGTAGCGGGAAATGCCGAGCGCAGCGGAAAGTTTTTATTCTTTTAATTTATAATTTTATTACTTGAGGGGTTTAAAAAAATGAGTGAAAAAAGAGTATCGCCCCCGACTAGTAACACGGGGGCAGAAAATACAAGTGGAAGTGGGTTGAGAGCTTGCCTGGACTGGCTTAGCGTCACTTTCAAAAATGTACAAGCTGTACATCAAATTTATGATCTGATTGGCATTGATGAGGAGCATTTTCATGATAGTAAAACTGGCGGTAAGGGTTATTTAAAGAAAAAGATTTTTGCTGGTATTAGTATCTATTATGAAGGTCGAGAAGACATGGGTATTCATCTGGATATTTCCGGTCAAGGTTGTCGTCATTTTGAAAAGTATTCTAGATATGATTGGTTACATTTCTTTAGTTTGATATTAAATACTGATATTAATATTACTCGTCTAGATTTAGCTATTGACGATTTTAAAGGTTATTTTACTATGAAACATATATCTGAAAAGATTCGTAGAAAGTGTGTTAGAAGTCGTTTTAAAGATGCTATACAGATTAAAAAAACTAGACTGTCAGATGGATCTAGTCGTGGTCATACAATTTATTTTGGTAGTGTTCAAAGTATGGTACAAGTTAGATTTTACGATAAGTTATTAGAAAGATTAGAAGCTGGTAAATCTATTGAAGATGATATTAAATTTTGGCTGAGAACAGAAATACAGTTGAGAGACGAAAGAGCAATGGCAGCTATGTTGTTATTTGTAAATATGTCAGCTGAAACTGGTAAATTAGCTGCAGGTATTTTGAAAAATTATCTTAATTTTTTAATTGATAATAAAAATGAAAAAAATAAATCTCGTTGGAAAGTATGTAAATGGTGGGAAGAATTTTTGGGTAATGTTGAAAAGTTACCATTAACTATTATTGCTCCAGATGTGACTATAGAGAGATCTTACAAATGGTTAGATCATCAAGTTGAAAAAACTTTAGCTATGATGTATGAAGCTTTTAATCAAGATATGACTATATTTTATGATCTAATTAACAAAGGTATAGGAAAATTAGAGAGAAAAGACGAGGACATAATTAATCGATTTAAAAATGAAAATAAAAATATTACATATGATGTCTTCTTGAAAAAAATGAAAAAAGACTTAAACCTGTGACCGATTCAAGCCTTTATCCAATGATAACACTTAACTATTAATCTATTATATTATATAAAAGGGATAATATGAAAATATTTTATAAGAAAGAGTCAAAAATGGGGAGAAAACGTCTAAATGAAAATGACAAAAGAATACCCATTAAACTATCTATTAAAAAAGAGTATATCGACGAATTAAAACAGCGTGAAATTAACATAAGTCAATTATTTGAAGAGTTTGTCAAAAAATATCTCGGTAGGTAGAAATTTGTAAAAAAAAGCCTTGCTTTTTGTGTAGGGCTTTTTTATTATAAAAATAGAACAAAAATACTTGGTCACGAATATTTGTTCGCATAAAAAAAGGAGGAAATAATTATGTTTAATTCGACGAGAGAGCTAGTTTTTATTGACATGAATGAAGGTATAGGTAAAAACTCACAAAAACCATATCGTAATTTTAAATTAGCTGATCCTATGACTTTTGAAAATTTTAGTTTAAATGCTGATCCGTCAAAACAATTTGCTAATTTTGCTAAAGGTGAAAAGGTGCATGTAGTTGTTGATTTGGTTGATTTCTTTGGAAACACTCAAACAAGACTAGTAGATATTCGTCCGGCTGCTCAAAAGTAGGGATAACGTGAAAAAAATATTAATAGTTACTTTAACACTATTAATTGTTGTTAATTTATTCAATATTCCAAAAGCAAGTGCCAATCCCGGTTTTCGAATTGTGGGATCATTGGCTGAAAAGACTTTTATTAGCATTAGTGAAAAAACAGGTGCAAAATATGCGACTGAAAAAGCTAGTGAAAAAGCATTAAAGCGTTGGAATATGGAGTTATATGAAGATTTAGCAAAGCAAACGAATTTAAATAATGTTAATGAAACGATTAAAAGAGCTGAAATAATACCATTTCCGGAAACGGATAGTCGGTATGGTAAGTTCGGTAAAATCATGATTGGTGGAGCGTTATTTTTAACTGGTGCGGATATTGCTGTAGATGTTTATGAGCATATTAAAAACGCTGAAGATGAAGAAAAAATGTTGGAATTAGTTGAAACTAGCGTATTGCCAGATAAATCTTATAAATCTGTTTATGGATATAAACTGGTTCCGAAATCTGAACCAACGACGTCGTATTTTGATCTTGTTGATGGTAGTGGAAAAGTTGTGCATCAATTTGCTCCTAATTCTAGTTATTATTCTTTTCCTAATGCTATTAAAGTAATAAGTTATGGTCCTTATGATA